GGAAGTCCAGAAGTTATCCCTGTTAATGCTGAACCATCAATAGCTGGTAAAGCTCCTGTTAATCTTGATGCTATAAGTTGTCCAGAACCATTAATAACAGTAATATTGTCTACATTAAATCCGCCATCAGCCCTGACAAGTAACGGAGTGTAAACACCATTTCCAAATTCTTGTGCTGAATTTAGTCTTAGCCAACCGTCATTATAATCTGCTGACAATGCTGTTCTGCTATTAAAAGCTATTCCTCTATTATCATTTGTTGAGTTAGCAGAAAAATTTATAACGTCTTGCGAACTAGAACTTAAAGTTAGATTGCCAGTTGTTGTGTCATCTTGGTCTGCTCTTAAAAACTGTGTTGAATCTATGCCGTCTAATAGAGCAGCGTTACCTCCATCTGAAGCTCCTGCCAAAGCTGCGGATGTAATGTATCCAGCACCATTTGTTAATTGGTTGTTGTTCGTAACATTAGTTGCATTAGCAGCAATTCCATCTAATTTGTTTTTTAAAGTTGTAGTGAAATTTTCATCAGTTTGCGAAGATACTGAGAAATTTAATTTACCAGCCGAATCGCTATAAGTAACTGAAATACCTGATACTGTATTACCTGACACCATACCCCCAACAATATCTTGGACTTCTTCGTTTGATAATTGTGTATTGGTATTAGCTGGAGTAGCCCAAGATGTATTGCCGTTTGAATCTGTTGTTAAAAATTGTCCGTTTGAAATGCTATTTGGAAATGTAAACGTATAAGAAGCTGCTGCACTGTGAGGTGGACCTTTTATTGTAATACCATGAGTATTTTGTTCACAGTTAAGTTTAAATGATCCAGAACCTCTTGTAGAGTTGCCTACAAATATGGTCAAACCGCTTCCATTTGGGTTTAAGTCTATATTTCCATTACTAGCAGAAGTTATATCTTGACCGTTAACATCAAGATCCCCTCCTAACTGAGGCGAAGTGTCGGATGATACGTCTGAAGCTGAAGAACTTGTAATAAACCCTGAGTCATTTGTTAACTGACTCGTTGCAGTTGGAATAGTTGGTCTATTAGATAAAGAGTTATAGTTGCCATCAAATAAACTAGGTTGATTTTGTAAATCGTTATAATTTACTGTTTTTGAATTAGTTAAAACAGAATTACCCATGTAGCCATGAGCCGAACACTGGTAATGAAGAACTAAAGGTGTTGTGTCTGTAATTACGATTAAGGTGTACGCACCAGCAGATCCAGGGGTTCCGCTAGTTGTTACGTTTGTTGTATAAGCAGTGCTTTTATCTGCTTCTAAATAAAAACGAAATGGATGACCACTATTACTTGAATCAGCTTGGTCAAACTTATAAGTGTTTCCTGGAGCGAGGTTTAAAAATGGAGAAAAAACACCATTAATTTTATAGCCATTACTAGATCCAGTGCCGTTGTATCTATGTGCGGAAGTTTTACTTGCTACTGTGACTGTATAAGTGATTGTTGAACTACTAAACGCTCCAAGTAATTCACCAGCTTCAAAAATATGACCAGAATCGTTTTCAGTAAAAATTTTACCTTCGACTGTATTTATCGCTAATTCACCTGTACTTATGTCAGATGCGGTAGGTCTTGTTGTACCCCTTTTATGTCTAATAGTGTTAGCCATCGGCTTTTACCTCCTATGGCTTAATAAGATCCACCATCTATGTTGAAGCTAGAGGCACTTTCATCTTCTAAAAATGTAACTAGATCAGATAATGCAACCTGTTTCATCGTTCCAGCATCGTTACAAACAAATCTATCTGCTGCTGCCAAAGTCGTTGATGTAGCTGAAGTTCCACCATCCATTAGATTTAATTCTGAGGTAGTCGAGGTAATTCCATCAAGCACATTCAACTCTGTCACAGTAGATGTCAAACTGGTTAGTTTTGTTACTGGTAAAGTTCCTGTTATAGAACTAGCAGCAAGATCAATAGCAATTTCAGTAGATTCAATGACAAGTCCACCATTAGCTTTAAGATCAACAGAAAGTGTATTGCCAGACTTATCTAAACCATCTCCTGCTGTAATCTGACCAGCACCAGAGAATTGTGCAAAAGTTAGATTATTTGTACCTGTAACTGCTGAACCTTTGTTGCTAGTACAGACGAAGCCGTTATCCGCATTAACAGTTCCCTGTTCTACGAAAGTGAACATTCCTGCTGCATCTGAACCAGCAGCTAAATCATCTGCTCTAGCTGGTGACGACCCGACTACGTAGATACCGTTCTCGCTTGAAGTACTTTGGTCTTTGACCAATACTCTGTCATTAGTAGCAAGAGTAACACCATCTAATGTGTCTCCATTATTTAATGCAGTAGATATTGTTATATTTCCAGTTGTTGCTGCTACGCAAGAATCTTTTACATCTAAGCCTTGTGCGGTAGCTTCGACAAAACCTCTTGTGGCTGCATCTTGTGTATTTACGGGATCAGATAAGTTTGTTATTGTTTGAGAATTAAGGCTGACACTAGCTGTTGGAGCAGCCATTTGATCTAATCTATTTGTTCTAACACCTGTATCAAAATCGCTGATAAGCGTATGAGGGTGGCTTGGAAGATCAGCGATTACAAGTGACCTAAAATCTGGAGCAGCAGCACTACCTGATCCTGGACCAGCTAAAACAGTATTAGCAGTTCTTGTTGTATCTTTATCCCAAAAAGCTCCTTTACCACCAATTTTTATAATGCTCGTAGCGGAACCTCCCGCACCCCCTGACCCCTTACCAATAAACAGGGTTTCGGTTCCTTCTGAATGTGCTAATTCAGCATTTGCTAAACTTGTCGGTGCTGACGATCCAGTGGATCTTTTAATTCTTACTGTGTTAGCCATTTTTAGTAGTTACCCCCATCAACTAGGTTTTCAATGGTGCGCGTTGAATCTGCTTTAAATGTAGCAGAAGTTTCGTCAAAATAAAGCACTGAATTGTGAACTTTATTACTATCATCAAGAGTAGTGCCTGTCGTTGCAAAAGACGGTCCTTGTGGGCCTACAGTTTTAACCGTTACAACAGTAGCATCCCCTTCATTTACTGTAACAGTATTTTTAGTCGTAGTAATGTTTACTGAAGTCATGCTGTGTAGCCCTCACTCATAAAAATGTCTCCTTCTAAATAATACTCTTTTAATCCTGCTGAATCTGTAAGTAATACATCGTATTTTAAAATATTTGGACTAAAAGTTGCGGTTTGTGTATCAGTTAAAGACATATCAATAGTTCCTGTTGATCTATTTGTGTAAGTAATAGTCCAATCTGCGTATTTAGTAGTACGAGTTTCTTCCCAAACCTGTGCTTCTACCGTAAATCCTGTAAGATTTATAGCGGAATTATTAGAATCCTTAAAAACAAGCTGAATAGCATGATCAGACCTTCTTTGGATCGTCATATTGTAAGTGCCAGGTGTGACTGCCATTAGCTATAAGGTGATGTTCCAAGAATACTTGTGTTCCATTGTGCTTTAAGTGCTGCTTCGTCTGTTGCTGAATCAATAGCAGAATCAGCAGGAGCATCTCTTAATGCGTTTTTCTTTGCAACAATATCCGTTGTTGAAGCACCTGTTTCCTGTGCCTTTTGAAATTCAACATCAAGCTCTTCGAGTTTTAATTTTCTTGCTCTTCTTATATTTGTTTTGTGAATTTCTCTGGCTACTGCCATATCTGTTTTGATAATGCTCATTCTCCTACTCCATCTGTTAGGTCTGACTCACTAACATCCCAAGAATCTCTAAATGATCTATCACTTGGAACATCGGCTACAGGTATTATCTTATATTTTTTACCAGTTGGCACATCTTTTTTTGCTATTTCTTCAACTGTAAATACATTGCCTGTTTCTGGATTAATCTCATTATCAGTAGGCACTACAATGCAAATACCTCCACTGTATCCTTCAATGTCTCTTTGATATACAATTCTATAATCTGAATTTGGCATAAATAAAACTTTCTTCTCTTTATATTATCTAAGTATTACCAAAAATTGCAACAGTAACGAGTTTTACATCTGCCCTACCTTGACCATATTGTGAGTTTACATCTTCACAAGATATTCTCATGCTCGACACTAAATAATCATTACAATCATGGCTAGTGCTACGACCATTGGGAGATCTCATGTCACCTGATACAATCGCTGTGTAATTTACATCAGCCATATTAGTTGTAAAGTTAACTCTATAAAACCCTGTTCCAAGATCAGTAATTGAAGTTACATTAAGATCATCTCTAATTGAAACAGTACCTTGCCCATTGAAATTAACAAAAGTATTGCAAATTCTACCAATTTCTGTACCACTAGAGTTTTGAAACACAGGTGCAACTCTATTTGTCGCGTTTGTTTGTATCGTTGTTGCTTTGGTAGTCGTTGAGTTAACGTTAGTTGAGGTTATACTACTTAATCCAGAAATAGTTGTAGCCGAACCACCTGTGGAAATTGAGGTTGTACCTACTGTGATAGTTTGACTAACGGTGGCAAAACTTAGATTACCACTACCATCTGTCTTAAGAAATTGACCACTACTTCCATCTGCTGTTGGTAGGCTAAGAGTAAAACTACTTCCGATTGTTGCTGGAGATTTTAGACCGATGTAATTACTGCTATCAGCGTCACCAAATCTAATTTCATTTCGCTCTTTTAAAGTTATACCATTTGCATCAAAAGTCATCTGTTCCGTACCACTGGAACTGAATCCCATAATATTTGCAGATTTTCTAAATAATCCTAAATCTGTGTCCGTATCGAAACTTAACGCAGGAGAAGAAGCACTACTAGAATCATCAATCAAAAGTTGACCTGTCATAGTACCGCCAGATTTAGAAAGTAATCCTAAATTAGCTTCATTAATATTTCCTATTTCAGTAAAAGCAACATTACTTGAATTTCTTATTTTTAAAATATTTGTAGTGGTATTCAAAAAAGTCATACCAGCTACACATTGACTTGTATTTAAATCAGTAGATTCAGAACTTTGTCCTTGCAAAGCCTTAAATGCAGCCTGTATATCTAGCCTGACACTTTGACCAGACGCATTTTCTATATCAAAATTACTAACAGAAAGACCCATAACCTAAAACTTTTTTCTTATTTTAACCTCCTTTGCCAAAACCAACAGCATTGTAGGTAAAATCTCTATCAATATTACCACCACTTGAGTTTTTAAAGTGAACTGTAAATCCCGTTCCAGTGACATTAGTAAGTTCAAAATAATCCCCAGATGCCATTTGTTTGCTAGAAGAGTGCTGCGGAGTAATGCTAACAGAAGGCAAAAAGTTATTTAAATTACCCAAAGCGGATGTTCCTACAAAAAAAGCATTAGTGAATGTAACATTTTTAGCTCCTAATCCAGATGCTATAACAGCCGATTGTTCTGTTCTTGAAGGCATAGTTGCTGTATATCCTGCTTGCTGTAAATTCATATTTTGTGCTGTATCTACTGTGTCTATAGTAACTCTAAACTGAAATCCTCTACCTTTAAATGTTCCATTAGCAAAATCGTTAAAAGATGTATAAGTAGGTGAGCTACTAGGATTATCTGTTGTGGTTCGCACAGCCATCTTTGCATTTACATCATTAGCAATAGTTCCATCAAAATCTGTCCAAGTATCTATATTTTCTGTTCTATTATCAAACTTATCTCCAACATAAAAACCAACTCCTTGAAAATGTCTTTTTAAGACAAGTGAGAATGTACCACCAAGATCAAGAGTATCTACGAAATCATAAGTGCCACTAGCATTTGCTGTTGGATCTGTAAGTTTCAATCCACCAATAGAAGAATCAAAAGTAAGATTTGATTTTGTTCCGTTATATGGTGTTCCGTCTGTATCTTCTCGATCAGTTTTGACAGTAATAGAATCTAAAATATCAACAATAGATAAAGCTACACTTGCTGCATTTGCACTAAATCTACCGCCATCGTCTTGAAATTTAAGAAGATAAGTACCAGCTAAAGCAGGAGCTATAACTTCTGTTACGTTTCCTGCTGCTGCTTCAATAACATCTTGAGCAGATTGGAATGTAGCTGCACCACCAGTTTGATTTGTATGTCTTACATAAACCCGACCTCCGTGAAGAACATCTATAGCAGTTGCCTGTGTAAATCTTAGTCTTACAAACTGTTCATTAATAGGTTCAATAGTAAGTCCAGAAACATCCTCTGGTACTGCTGTTTTACCTTGAGCTACGAATGTTGTCTGTGTAAAATTAGATGATAAAACTAATCCTGCGTTGTATGAAAATACTTGAATTGTATAAATTCCTTTTACAGTATCTAAAATTTCAAAATCACTACTAAATACAATTTGAGAAACGTAATTACCATTTTCTAGTTTGTAATTAACTAAGTATTGAGTAACACCTTGTACTGGTTGCCAATCAATAATTAATTTACTTCTAGCAATACTATTTATTACAACTGTTTTTTCTGTAACTGTTAAAGCACTAGGAGGAGATGCTGGTTGATTTAATAAAGATATTGTTCTGGTAGGTAAAGAAACATCATTTTCTATAAAGGCATATTTACCCTCAACATAAGATAAAGCTGTAATTGTGTAATTTATATCATCCTCTTCTGTAACTTGGATAACCCTAAATAATTGAGTTTGCAATGTTGTACTCGATATTAGATAAGGAGAATTTGCGAGGGGTGCTGATGAAAATGTAGACTGCGTAACTTTTTCACCTTGATCGTTTATTTTATCGACACTATTTACAGTAATAACTGCTCCTGTAATATCTGATATAGTTCCAACCTCTACCGTTCCATCAGATAAAATTACACTTATTGTTGGGTTGTCATTTAGTGCTGGTAAAGTTGTTTGTTCTAAGGCATCAATAGTAATAGTTGTAGTTGTTGCAGCGACAACACGACCACCTCTTCTAGCTCCTGCTCTCACTGGATCGTTTATTTCAATAACAGCACCAGGTCTGACAACAACTCCAGAATCTATTGAGGTTGAGAAAATAATAGTTTCACTTTCATTTTGTTCAGCGAAAAGAATTGCACGGCCCAATCTAGCAGCTTGATTACGGGAGGTACACGCAAATGCTTTCACTTGCTTAACAATTGTGCCTAGCTTACTTATGGCGGTGCTATCTTCCACGACCTCAAAATCCACTTCTTTTGAATCCATGTTGAAGTAGCTGACAGAAATAACAGAATGACGTTGTTTTAAACTACTACCTTGATATGTAAATCCTGCTTCTCCTACATTAGCTAAATTAAATAAATAGCTTGATGTAGTTGGTTTGTCTTGAGATATAGTTACAGAACCAGCAGACCATATTGGCATACATCTCATAACACCAGCTAAATCATTTATTGCTGCAAATGCTTCTTTTGGACTTTGAATATTTACATTACAACTAAATCTAGCTTCTTTTGCACCTGATCCTGTTCCATCATCTACTTCTTCATTTGCATATTTACTGGCAGCTACAAAACTAAATAAATCTAAATTACTATCAGTAACATGATTTCCCAGCCCATATCTAGTGTTTGTGAGAAGGTCAAGTAAGCACATCGAAGGGCAATTTGTATAAACAGCAGCACCCATTACTCCGTTAAATATGTAGCCGTCTGGATAAACTATTCTACCAGTTGCATTATCAACAGTAGGAGTGCCAGAACTAGATGCTCCTGCTCCTGGGATTCTTACTTTTATTCCTCTAATACGATACTTTCTTGTAGGAATACGATTGAACTGTTTACTATCTAAGCGAAGAGCAACATAAGCACTATTGGCATAGCTTGAACTATTGTCTATAACTTCTTGTAGGCTGGTAAATTGAAAAGCATTTACTCTTGCTGCATCTGTGCTATCTGCTGTGACTCGAACCACTCTAACATCAACGGGGAAAGCACCCGTAACATTTATTCTATGATCTCTAGCATAAGCATCTGCTGTTCTACCGCTAACGGAGGTGCTTACAACATCTGTAAATCCACCAGAATTATATTGAACTTGTATTTTATAAGCAACAGTATCTCCTCTAATATCACCATCATCTTCAGCTACTTGTATTTGAGGCCAAGTTAAAGTAACAATAATTGCATCTACATCAGTATTAGTAACTTGTCTGGTAACAGGAGCAGAGGTAGTCACAGTAGTTCCAACCGCAGTAGGTGATCTGCTTTCAGCAGGAATGCCACTCATTGCAGTTTGGTTTGACGTTCCAAATTTTGATTTAAAAGTTACATCTTGAAAATTAAAGTCAGTATCAGCAGGATTAGCACTTGTAGCTGTTGAATTTAATATTGGAGTGTCATCAAGAAATACGTCTTTTAAACTTGCATTATCATACGCAGTTGTACCTTTTGTAAGTCCTTCTTTAGATGCACTAGCAAAACCTTCTATCTCTCCTTCAGATATTAAATCTTGAACAGTAGCAAAACTTCTACTATGTAAAGTATCAGGAGCACGATAAGGAGGTGGGGGTGGTTTTGGTGGGCCTCCAGACCCTCTGATAATTTTAGTTTTGTCTGTCATGCTTCTACCTGATTAGTGTCTATAGCAGCAGAAATCAAAACTGAGCCAGTTATGATTTCTCCATATACTATTGGTACAGGTGTACCAGCCCTTGATGTGTTTTGTACACCACTAAAACTAAATGATAATTGCGGATCTTCTTCTGAACTAAATTTTTGAGGTTCTGGTAATGGAAATAACATTTCACTCACACCAGACAATACCAAATATCCACCAACATATATAGCAGCTTTTGTTAACGCACCAGAAAACCCAGTTAGAGTACTAAATCCAGTTACTCCACTTTTAAAGCTAAAAGATATAGCAGGATTAACAATAAAAGCACCAGCAATTAAGGCAGCACCTAATAGTACTTTTCCCATACCTTTACCAGCACCACTAATAGCTGGAATAAAATGTATATCTTCCTTTCCTACAGGATATGCTAATTCACTATCATCAATATCATAATTACCAACTTTTACCTGATAATATTTAGGACTCATAAAACGTTCTACTTCTGGAAAATTATGTATTAAAAAACTTACAGCCTGAGAAACAGTATTAACTTTTATCTCGAACTCTTTATGCCCGATAAATTCTGCTAATTGTCCATATAATTTTAATTTACGAAGCATAACGATACCTCTTTCCTGTACATTTTAGCAACCATTCAGAGTAAGGCTCTCTACAAGATAGTCTATCGGTTAAATGATGAATAACATCTCCTTCAAAAAATAATGCTACATGATTTAAAGTTGGGTGCAAAATGCTCATAAGTAGAACATCTCCATCTTGTAATTTTTCTTCTGGTCTAAGTTCTCTAAAATTAGTTCGCCAAGCACAATCTTCAAACAGAGGTTTATTATTAAATTCTTCTAATGTTGTAGGTCTTTCCCAATCTCTAAGATCAATATTTTTTTCTTGTTTATACCAATCTCTTACTAAACTCCAACAATCAGTTATACCCCATACCCATTGACGACCCAACAAAGGTGGCTTGTATCCACAAGGCTCTAAATATCCCCATTGTTCTGTTTTTGGATTAACAATATACCAAGGTAAATTGCTATCTTCGCAGCTAATTTTATCTGCCTGACTAGGATTAGGAGGTGTTATAGGGTGACTATGAACCACCCCAACTATCTCTCCTGTATTATCTGCCTTTACATAATCTTCTGGGTCGATAATAAAACATTGATGCTCTGTCATAGAAAGATTACGACAAGGAAAATATCTTTCTTTACCTTTTATATTTAATAACAAACCACAAGATTCTTTCGGATCTTCTCGTTGTGCATGAAGTAATGCTTTATATTTCCAACTCATTGAACAAACGTACCAATAGAAGGAAAGATGGAGCGAGTGGCTTGACGACCTGGAATACGAACTCCAGCAAGATCTGTTGGTGCAGCAAGCTCAAATTCAACCAGTTCTCTAGTTTCTGTTGCTTTACGATCTATTACATACTTTTCTTGAGGAAACTCAGCATTAGGGTCAGCAGTTGCATTTACTCCATCAGCGAAATTAACAGCATCTAAAAACTTAGCTAGAGTTCTAATTCTTATAACTGTAGCTCCTGTCAAATCATTTCCACTTGTTGTTTCATTTACTGTTAAAAGTATTGCAGATATCAAACCAGTTGCATTACTAATAGATATTTTAGGTCTTGGTAATTGTCCACGTTGAAAAGCAAAACCTGATGCTTGTACAGGAAATCTAAGATATTCATTACCATCCCAAACTATTTTTCCGTTAGCATTGAGATTACTGCCAGCATGAAACCTGTAAATAGTATTTGCACCATGCAGTGCCGTAGATAATTGAAGAGTAAATAATTCAATAATCGCTGATGGATTAATAGATTGTAAATTACTAAATACTGCTGAATTTACTGACATTATGATGCAGGTTCAAATACTTCTCTAAAAGTTGCTTGAATTGTTGCTCTATTGTTATATGGTATTGATTTAGTCCAGTTTTCACAAACGAATTCAGAAGATGAACTTTCTCCAGGTGGAGTAAAAGTAAAGCTATCACTATCATTTGCTCTGGCATCTAAAAATGTTTCTATAGTATCTGCATCTGTTTCTGAGACATTAAAAGTAAAATTAAAAACTTTTGGATTTTGATGTTGTGCTAATCCAAATAAAATTCTATGTTCATAACCATCAGCAAACCTTATAGTACGAGTAAGTGGTGCGGACCTTTTCTGTTGTCCGTAAGTAGGTTTTATTGAAGGAAACGTAGCCATTATGCAAGTAATCCTCCTGGTCTTTGTTGCTGTATTATTTCAGATTGTACTGCAACTGAGATAAGACGACCAAGTTCTCTACCTTGTTCTTCATCTCCTTCAACAGAAGATCCAGAAGCATCTACATTTACTACAATATTTGTTGAACCACCAAGAGCATGATTTGGTGTAATCATTCCTGATACACCTGGACTAAACAGTTCTGGTCCACGTTCTCCTACTAAATAACTACTACCACCTTTTACTGGCCCACCACTTGCCCTTGAGGATTCTGATAAAGCAAAACGATTTTGTATTTGTTCAGAAGTTAACTTTGGAGTAGGAATTCGATTAGGGCTAGGGCTAAGCACATTACTAAACAAACCAAAAATACCTATTCTAATTTGTGCTGCTAATATCTGTGCTGCCATATCTAAGAAATGATCTGCTGTGCGTTGGAATAGATTTCTTAATGCGTCTTGAGCAGACATAGAACCTTTTATAATACCTTTAAATGATTCAGAAAAACTATTACCAATACTTTTTCCTAAAGCATCAATTTGAGTTAAAGGATCTAAAAGTCTTTCTAATTCATCAACTGGAGCTTTTATAATCGCTTGTCTTTCTAATTCTTTATTAAAATCTTTTTGAATCTGCAAGAGATCTTTAGCTTGATTTAATTGATTTTGAAAATTCTCAGCAGCTTCTTTTCCTCTTTGTGTTTTTAACTCGTCAATAGTAAGTCCTCTTAATTGACCATCATCTCTACGTTTAACGCCTCCCCTAACAGGATTTAACAAATCTAGTAAATTAACTTTTTCTTTTTCAGATTTTACTATTGCTTTGTTTTTATCAAAAATCATATCTAGTAATTTTAATTCTGCCGATCTTGCACCATTAGTTTTTAATACATCTAATGCTAGTTGTGCTTGATCTAAACTTAGTTCTTTTGATAACTCAGGTAAAACATTTAAAACTGATTGATTATTATTTAATTTTGCAAAAATATCAAAAACACCCTCTGATCCAAATGTTTTATTTAATGTAATTCTTGCAGATGCTTCAAACTGTTTAAATGCTTTTAATGCTTCAAGTGCTTCGTCTTTAGTCATTCCAAGAGATTTAGCAAACTCAGCTACCTGTTTTGCCGTAAATAATGATGTACCTCCTGTTGCTTTAATAGAAAGATTTAATTTATCTATTGCTTTCCTAAAATCAATACTTTCTTGTATTCTTGAGGCAATTGCAGTACCAGCAATAGAAAGTCCAAAACCAAATCCTCCACCTAAAGCACCACCAGCTAAACCACCAATACCACCACCAGCAGCAGCTAAAGGACCTTGACCAAAGAGTAATGGAAAACCTCCACCAATAAGACCACTAGAGATAGATCCTGATAATCTTCCTTGTCTGCCTCGACTATTTGCAAATGGTCCTTGAGGATTGGCTCTATTACCAAATCCCATTCGATTAAAAAATCCTCCCAAAGAAGGTCTTGCAGGTTGTGGACCTATCGGACTTGCATAAGCTGCTGCATCAGGAACTATGCCTCTTGATTGTAAATGCGTAGCCATACGAGCAGTAGATTTTTCAATTTTTTTCGCATGTCTATTTATTGATTTTGTTACTGCATCTAATTTTTTAGCAGGAAAAAATCCACCACCTCTTATAGATTCGCTAAACCCTCTAAAACCAGTACCACCCCTAGCAACTTGACTTGCAGCAATATTTCTTAAAATTCTTGGATTATTATTTACTGTCATCATTGGCATTGGACCTTGCATTGGACCAAACATCGGACCTTGCATCGGTAGCGGACCAATAAATTGTTGAGGACCAAAAGGAACAGAACTTCTACCAGCCCTTCGATTTTGATTTCTTCTATTTCTATCTATTGATTTTTGTGTAGCAGTATCGAATACAGTAGGTCCTGATATTTGCGAAGCACTTCGACTAAATTGAGCAAAATTTGATCCTCTTCTAATACTTTCTAATATTGCCTGTCTTTTTTGTAATTCAGCATTATATTCTCTTTCTGCTCGAATTAATTCTCTTGAAGCAGCTTTAAATTCTTTTGCACCTCTTACTGCTTGATTAAAATTTGATTGTGCTTTACTTAAAGCATTACCAAAACCAATTATATTTGAAATTTGTACTTTAGATATTTGACCTATTTCACTTAAACCTTGTACTGTTTCTCTTACCTTTTTACCTGTTTGATCTAATTGTTTATTAAAGGCTGCAAGTTTATTAGTATTTTTTATAGAAACTAAAAAATCAATATTATAATTAGCCACTTACTATAAAATTAAAACATTTTCTCTATATTACCTCTTTTTACCTCGTAAAGCACTAGATCGTTGTGCTTGTTCTTGTTGTTTTTTGTATTCTTCTTCTTCAATTTCAGCAAAAGCAGCCCACCCTATCATTTCCTCAATAGTCATTGTTTGACATAACTCAGCCACAGTTTTATGTAATGTTTTTGCTAAAGAAAATAAAAACTGCCAATCTTTATTGGCTTTTTAAATCGGCTTTAGCCTCTTTTACCTCCTTATCAGCACCAGCATTTACCATTGCTAATTGTATTTCTTCAAGCACAGATGCTTCAATCTCTCTTCTTAAAGATGCCTTGTCTCCATCTTGAAAAAGTCTTGCACCATCTTTATCTAATGATTTTTCAATCATCATTTGTAAGGCATAATCATTTACATCATCAGAATTACTTTTTTTCTGTATTGATTCTCTTTCAGCAATAGTTAATGGATGCCAATAAACAGTAAGAATAATCTCATCATCCTGTTTGATGTCATGCTTATAAAGTTGAGAAACACCAAACTTGTTTCTTAACAGATCAACTGCTCTAGTCATATATAAAAGTAATATTACATTACTATACTACGCATTTGCAGTAAATTGACAAGTTATTAAGCCAAGAAAGTGTGCAGAGTCATCTAAAACAATAGGTGCAGGGCCAACAATATCTAAAACTCTAGGTTTACAGCTAAAGGTGTCAGTATAATCAGAAGCATTAACAGAAGTAAGTCCATCAATCACCGCCTCTCCTAATTCAGATAAAGTAGCACTACCTTTTCCTCTTGGAACATAAATATTACATTGAATAACTCCAGAATAAAAATCTTGAGATGCTCCCTGTGTTTGAGATGTAGCCTGTGCAAAATCTATTGACATGATTATGTATTTTTTAGTTTTACCAGGTGTTTTATAAACCATATTGTCATAGATCATTTCTACAGTTGGATCTGCGTCTGCAACTGCATCTGTTACTGCTTTTTCAAAAGCTGCTCTGGTGTTAACTAAAGTCATAAATTAGTGTAATCAACAAATTCTCTATCTGGATCAGCAAATGGTCCAATACCACCTTGACCACCTTTAAATCTTTTAGATCCGATTGCAATTTTAGCTTTATCTGTAAATGTCGCATTTACAAGTGGTTGAAGTGTCCCAGAATATTTGGCAACTCTACTTCTAGGAGAGGCTAAAGCACTGGCAGCATACTCTGATCTATTTCCAATATAGACTTTAGAAAAGATTTTAAAATTAAATTTTATATCATCTATAAATCTTGGAGAAACAACATAGTTATCTGCTGGTCTACGTTCCATTGAAGGCTCTATTGTGCTCCACGGAGGATGATTTTTTCTTGGCTGGTCTGGTCTGGGTCTTTGTGTACTCGCTGTCCAACTTGAAGCAAAAAATCCAGTATCAATAGGACTTATTGAGTCAGGTCCTCTATCTTCAGATAATTCAAGTAATACTGATCTAACAAAATTGTTTAAATCACGGGTTAATAGATCTTCGTTATCTTTTTTTACTAATTTACTATTAAAAGGTTTACGTTTTGCCATTACAATCTCACTAATAAAGTAAACAGATAAGTCTGTCCACCCTGTTTTGTATCTATATTAATTATCTGTCCAACTCTTGTAGATCCAGCATAAGTTATTGTAACCTCATCATCAAAAGTAGGTTGGTTACTTCCAATCAAATCAGGTGTAATATATATTTTCGCCTCTCTTCTTTCTCTTCCATCGGTTTCGGTAGACCTAATAAATTCTATGGGAACTTTTAAGTCTGAATAAGTCGTGTCTATAGTTACGTTTTCTCCTTTATCTATATTATATGTAGAAGTTCCTTTTTTTGTATAAGTAATAGTTGTGTCTAAAGAGTTTCCTAAAGTAGAAACTATATCTTTAGCAACACTTTTTAATAATGAGTCAAGTTGTCCTGCCATTATCCTCTAACTACCCTCATTTGAAAAGTACCTGCTCCACCTAGCATATATGCTCCAAGATAACTTTGTAACCATGGGTAAACATCCATAATATTATTTATAGATCCAGTTCCCTGGCTATCAGTATTATATTTAACCTGTATATCTCCTAGTTTTACCTCGGAAAAATTACCATCTTTACCTGTAGTACCAGTAATGGCATCAGTATCATTTGCTAAAGCTCTGGCTAATTCATATTGTGCATATTTAATATTTAATGGAATAGTAGAACAACTTAGTTCAACTCTATCTACCTGATAGTTAGTTCTAGGAAATTTTAATGCTTGATTTTCGTCACATCTATCTCCTTGAAATACGAAAGTATCAATCCATCTTGTAGCAGCTATTAATGATCTATTTTTCTGATCGTCTGTTTTATTAGTCCAAGTACTTGAATCTGGTACAGTTTCAAAATAACTGTTAGCTTCTGTCAATGTGACATAACTATTAGCAGTTTCACTTTTTATAGTTGCATTTATGGTAGCTGCCACGATTGATAAGGTAATTTAGTTTTATTGTAGCGTAAAGAAAAAACCCCACCAATATTAGGTGAGGTTTGATGACCACATTTTAATCTTAATAGAAATTAAGACTTAAGACCATTAGACAATGGTGTGTTTACAAAAATTTCAACCATAGGAATCTGGTCGATGTCATAAGTTACACCATAGTTAGATCCAGTTCTAAGTGCTGAGTTAGAAGGGTTATCAGAAGCTGAAGTCCACTTTGTACCCATAACATGATACGCAGTATGGTAATCAACAGACATAACATCTTGTTTGGATAAGATGTTTCTTTCTGCTTCAATACTTAGTTCAGATTGTTGACCTTCAAGAATTGTTCCTGACTTCATTAAGTAGCAACGGAACTCCTGACGATTACCACTAGATGTTGGATCGTTGATGTTTACCTGAGAGTCGATTACAACTGTGCAACCAGCAAACTGACCGATTGATCTATCAGTTACGCCAACTCCACCACC